AACCCCCGCCAGCGACCAACTGACGGGGGTTTTGTTTTTCTGGCGTTACAGCCCCTGCGTAAAGTCCGCGCGGTTCACTTGGGAATACCAAAGGTGGATACGTGCCTTGCCCGCCGTGGGTGTACCGTTCGGGAAGGTCAGTTTTAAGCGTTCGGTTTTCGTAGTGAGATAACCGGTCACGATCAAGTCCTTTTTGCCCACGGCGTTAATCGCAAGGTCATTGCCGTAACGATTGGCGCTGATGCTGTCACCGACTTTGACGTTCGCCGCGCCGCCAGCAAAGGCCTTATCAATGGCGATAAACCCGCCGACAATCACGCTGCCCGCCGGTATCTCCACGCTCCCTTTCACGCCGCCAGTACCCACGTCCTTGTAATCGAAGAACACATCCACGCAGGTTAAGCCGTGGCGCTCATTGGTTTGAAGTCCCATGTTTAAATCTCCTGATGATTGCGCGATTACCTCCCCAAAGTTGGGGAGGCAATCAAACGGTCGCTTACGGCTGCGCGTGGTCAATGGCGAGCACGCCAAAGTCCTGTACGCTCTTGTCGTAGATGGAATGGAACTTGGGTTTTAAGAAGCCAAACTGCTTGCCGATGCTGATACCGCCGCGGTTGTCGTAGTCAAAGCGTTTCTCCACCCAAGAAGGCGCGGTCAAGTCCACCGTGGCCAGTGCCTGAGCGCCGCACAGCAAGGTGCGCGTGCCGTTGACATCGCCCGCGCCGCCCCATTTGCTGCCAGAGGCTGCGCCTTGCGTGCCGAACACGCGGCGGTCTTCGTGGATAACCGCGCCATCGACCGTGACCGCCGCGCCGGAGAAGAACGGCGAGTTAAAGCCCTCCTTGGACGCTGCCCCGCCGGTGACGGCGCGGATATAGTCGCTGTCTTTCTTAAGCTGCGCGAGCGTGCCTGGCTGAACCAGCAGCACGTAATACTCCTTACCCCCTTTGCGCAGCGGCTTGATGTAATGCGTCTTGGCGTAAGCGACCGCATCAACAATCATCCGGTAATTGGGTAAATCGGTCGGCACAATGGCCGCAGTACTACCGGCTTGCATCTGCGCACCGTCCCAGCGCAAATGGCGCTTGTCCGAAGGTGCGGACACCTGTCCGGCAAAGGCAAGGCCAGTAAAAGCGGGGTCAACGCGCGGCGAGCCGTCCAGGTTCATGTGGTAGCCGATGCCGGACAAGGTCAGCAGCGCCAACTGGTCGTAGCGGTCAGCCAGCCAGTAGGTGAGGTTGTTTTTCGCCTGCTTGCGGAAATCCACCACGGTTTTCTGCTCGCTAAGCGCCCCTTGGCTAATCACCGAGTGCGAGAGGCTGTCAATGACAATCTCTTGCGCGTGGTTTTGCATGGCCTCTTCAAAGCCTTCACGCTGATTGTCGCCGGTCACGCCGTCGCGCACCAAGTCGGCGACAAGCTGGATAATGGCGCGGTCGCCTTTGGTTTGACGGGTCAGCGCGGTAATGCGCTGTATCATCGCGTCGTCGCCGCTACCGGTAAATCGCGCGGTGAACTGGTTATCGCGCATCGCTTTCCAGATGTCGCGGCTCCAGACTTGCACTTGCGCTTCTTTCAGCGCGGCAAAATTCGTCATTGCCATAATGGCTTACCTCCAAAAAGAATAAGGAAAAAATCTCAAATTCCCGTTGTATCGCCACCGGTCAGCGGAAACGCACCTACTGTTTAAGCGCGGTGCGGACGCGCTGGCCTTTAACGCCTGCCACGGCGGCAACAGGTTTTGTTAAAGCGCACCCGAAAGCGCCCCGCCTTTAACGCTGGCGGCAAGCTGAAACGCTGTACTCAGCGAGCGAGCGGCGCTGCGCCGCGACAGCGCTTGTTTATGTCCCTAAAGCGCTTATGCAAGCGGTCAGGGCAAGATTTTTTCCCAAGGTAAAGTGGCGCAAAGTGCCGCCAATCCAAAGAGAAAGCCAATGCTGGCGAGCACCAGAAAACGCCATGCCGGTCATTTCTTTGAGGCTTTCATAAGCTCGGCCATTCCTGTAAAGTTCATATCGACCTCTTGCCTCTATCAAGCGGTTAGTTTTTTAAACCCCCGTCAGTTGGTCGCTGGCGGGGGTTTTGCTTTTTCAGTACCGCCTGTTGATGTCCCCGAACGGGGAATACAAAGGTTTTTTGCCTGTTTTTTAAGCCGTAACGCTTGCCTTGCCCCGTTCAGGGACAAAGCCTTAGCGTTATGGAACTTAACTTTGGACAATGGCCGCTTGGCCTTGATAACCGAAACGACCCGCGCCGATTAAATCCGGCGGCGCTTTCTTCTGCCGTGGATGTACTGGTGGAAGAAGACGGGCGCGTGCAAAGCGCCCTGCATCCGGCGCTGGAAATCGCCAGCGGTGCGTTAAGTGCGTTGTGGACTTCTTCAGGCGGGCAAAGCGTCGCCCTCGCCGGAAATACCCTTAACCGCATCGACGGCAAAGCCTTACAACCTGTAGGGGTTCTGGATGGCTCGGGTGAAGCAGGCTTTTGTGAATTTGCCGGTTTACTTTATTGCGGCAGGGGCGGCGGCACGCTCCATCAGGTGCAAGGCGATAACCTGCTGCCTGCCGCGCTGCCCGCACCTTCGCTAAGCGCTAACGCCCTATCAAGCGGTGGATTGGCAAAAGGCCGCTACGGCGTATGCGCTGCCCTGTTGCGTGACGATGAAGAAATGCCCTGTTCGGCTTTGCTCATGGTGGACGTAGCCGAAGGCGGCGGGGTGCAAATCGCCGTTTCCGGCACTGGCCTTGCCCGTGTCTTTATCACCGAACAAAACGGCAGCGAACCGTTGTTTGTTGCCGATGTGTCAACCGGTCTGCCTTACCTGATTGGGCAAGGCAGGCGCGGACAGCCGCCCGCCTCGCGTTTTCTCGAACCCCTGCCCGCAGGGCGTTTCTTGGCAGCGTTAGGCGGGCGGCTTTTTAGTGCATCAGGCTTGCACCTTTACTACAGCGAGCCGCTACGCCCGAACTTAGCCGATTTGCGCCACAACCATATCCGCTTGAACTCGCCGGTAACGATGCTTTGCGCGGTAGAAGACGGCCTTTTTCTTGCCGACCGTACCCACAGTTATTTTATCGAGGCCGCGGACGAAGGCGCACTGCGCCTTAAGCCGCTATCCGCACCCCCCCCGCCCGAGGGCTGCTTTGCCGTCTTGGCGGGCAACCTCTTTGCTGAAATCCCCGACGTACCGGTCGCCGTCTGGCTCAGTGAAAACGGCTTTGTGCTTGGCCTGCCCAGCGGGCAAGTCATCGAACCGCAGGCTTCGCGTATCCGTTTAACCACCGCTGGCCTGTCCGGCAGCCTCGCGGTAGAAAACCGCCGTCTGTACGCCCTAACCACCTAAACCGAAAGGAACGCACCCATGAACCTTGCCGCCAAACACTACCCCGAACTTGCCCGCTGCATCGTGCAGCACGGCACGCAGAAAACGCCCGAAGGCTTGCTGATAAAAGGTGCAGAGATTGTCGCCTCTGGCCTTTATATCCACGGCGTGAACGGCACAGACTGGCAAGAAGACCCCAACTTGGTCACGGAAGAAGGCTTGTACTATTTACTCAATGCCGCCTTTAACCAAGCCACAAGACCGACCGAGTTTTACATCGCCCTGTTTGGCGGCGCAGTCACCCCGCAGCCAAGCTGGAACGCGGCGAACTTTGCCGCCACCGCCAGCGAGATAACCTCATCCACGGATGGCTACACCGAAAGCGCAAGGCCAAAATGGACTAAAGCCACCGCCGCCAACCTGCGCGTGGATAACTTTGCCAACAAATCGCGCTTTACCTTCACCACCAGCGGCGCTACGCCGGTCAAAGTCGAAGGGGCGGCGCTGCTCACGGCCAGCGCCAAAGGTGCAACCGACGGCCTTTTGATAAGCGCCGCCCGCTTCGCCGCCGCCCGCGAACTGCACGCTACCGATACCTTCGATATTGGCTACGGGATAGCGCTGGCGGGTTAATTTTCAGCATTACACAGAAATTAGAATTCTGTGTAATGGTTTTTATAAGTCATAAAATAGCCAAAATAATCAAAAGGATACTTGATAGCTTTGCCTATCCGTTGACGTGCTTTGCGGCGCAGATGTTTAATGATTACCCAAAAAACTAAAAGTGCTGCATTTAAGGTATGGTTAAACATCCCCCGCCCTTTGCCCTATCGCCTACCCTGTACGCCGAACTGGCGCCCTATCTTACCCGCTACCAAGCGGTAGACGATAAAGGGCGGTACTTGCACTGGGACGAGTTGCGCTGGCGATTACCCCGTGAAGAGGCTGTGCGGGCTTGGTGCGCGGTAAAAATCAAGCGTCAGCTCCAACTTAAAGATACGGGTCTTTTCGCTGAAAACGGCCAACCCATGCGGTTTTGGTTGCCGGATACCGCTCAAGCCATCTTGCTTGGACTAGAGCAACTGGATAACCGGCTCAGAGAAACCGCTAGAGAGCAAGGTGGCAACCGTTACTTAGTGCGTTCCTTGATGATGGAAGAGGCCATCAGCAGCGCACAACTGGAAGGGGCTGCCACGACAAGAGCCGTCGCTAAGGTCATGCTGGAAACCGAACGCGCACCGCGAAACGATGACGAACGCATGGTTGTCAATAATTTCGTGCTGATGAAACTCGCCAAAATCAACAAGAACGAGCCGCTGTCCGTCGATTTCATCCAATATTTACAGGAGGCGGCTGTTAAAGGCATTGAAAAAGATAGCGCCACAGCGGGTGAAATTCGCCAAAACAACCAAATCGTCGTTAGCGGGCGAATGGGTGACGTACTGCACCAACCGCCAGACTACCGATTACTGCCTGCTCGGCTGGAAAGGTTGTGCCAGTTTGCTAATACCGCGCACGACGGACGAGGCGGCATGCCTTTTATCCATCCGGTGGTCAAAGCCATCGTTTTGCATTTTATGTTGTGTTATGAGCACCCGTTTACCGATGGCAACGGGCGTACGGCACGAGCGCTGTTTTACTGGTATATGCTCAAAGCCGGTTATTGGGGGTTCGAATACATCTCTATCAGCGCACTATTAAGAAAAGCCCCCGCGCAATACGCCAATGCTTACCTGTTTGTCGAAACGGATGACTTTGATTTAACGTACTTTATCGACTACCAGTTAGGCATTCTGGACAGAGCCGTTCAAGGGTTTATGGAATACCTCTCGCGCAAACAGCGGGAGTATTTGGAGCAGATGGGGGTGCTGGAAAAAACGGGAATATTATCCCGTTTGAACGTTCGTCAAGCCCGTTTACTGCAGAAAATCGTCAGTAACCCAGGGCGCGTATTTACCGTCAACGAAGTCAAAAACGATTTTGATGTATCACTGGCTGCTGCGAGAGCCGATTTAGACAAGCTGGTCGGTTTAAAAGCGTTGGTTAAATTCAAAGAAGGGCGAACCGCCTGCTATGTTTCACGCCAACAAGACGCTTCATTAGCCAATCCACCGAATTATCTGGATTAAACGCAGCACCCCTTGCCCCCTGCCGTTCAGGGACAAAGGCTAGTGGGCATGTTTACCCCACAACCCCCACACATTGCCCAAGTACGCCTGCATGGTGACAAAGAAGCCGCCAAGGCGCTGTTGCCGCAAGGGCGTAAATTGCTGGCGAGTTTGCAAAACCGCTTGGCGCTTGGCGGCGTAGCCAGCGGTGCAGCCGAGATGTACCTTAAAGACGGCGGCTACCTGCATGTGCGCCAAGCGATGGGGGTCAACATCATCACGCTGGTCGCCGGTGCTGCACCGCAAGACAAGTTAGTCGAGGTCGAATACC